GCCAGAAACGAACGTCGATGGAGAGTTTGGGCTTTTCGTATATGTGTTCGAGTTTCCATCTTTCACCGATGCAACGGTCTGCGTGTTCGACCCAAGCGATATCCCCACGCAGACCACATTGCCCACGTTTGGCGCGGAGCCGAGCGTTACGACAACGGTTGCTCCCGCTCCTTGGGAAACTCCGCCCTGCCGATGTGTGAAGGCCATTTAGGCCCCCGATTATTCCTGAATCTGTGCGGCCCATTCAAAGGCCAGCGTGGTGCCCGCTGAGACGGATACAAGGTCGATCGAACCCGCCGTTGCCGTTGGCTTCAATGTCGCCATCGCGTCAGGGTTGGGCGCCACCCAGCCGCCAGGGCCGGCCGCGCCGCATCCAAAAATCATATGGTTTGTGCGTCCCGTCGAGCCAATGGTTGTCACCGTCGAAAAGACCACGCTAGTTGCGGCAGGCGCGCCGATTGTGGCAGGGCGTGGAGTGACCGCGGTCCCGCCCGTTGTCGCGGAAGCTGTCGTCAACATGATGATGCGGAACGCCAGGCCTGTGATCGAGGTTGCCGCCGCGGCTTTCCCTTGCACGGATACGGCAAACAGGGAAACCGTATTCGATGGCAGCGATCCCGCCGTCGCACAGGTAAACACGGAAACTTCGGTGTTCGCCGTACCGCTCGTTGAGGAAGATCCGGCTGTCGCGAGTGCTAGGTCATATACGAATGGCATGGGATTCACCGTCCTTTTTCAGTTTCGAAAGAATACTGTTGCTGTCTTGCAGTTCAATGGCGATTTCCTCGGCGGTCAGGAGCCTGCCGTACTTCTCCATCTGCGCATCGCGGACTTTTTGAAAAAACACCTCATCCGGCATCACATAGGTCCCTTCGATCGGGGGTAATTTATTTGCGCAGGGCTGGCACAGGTAACACACAAAGGTCATATTCTCTGCCGGAACAAAGCCGCCATCCGCCCCGCAGTTCGCGCAGAAAATCGGCACCCAGTTCATGCCAAGATGAAACTGGATATTCTTGGGCGCTTTCAGCCGGGAATCGGGAAGCAGGTCCATCATGCCGCCACCAGAACTTCGCAAGGCACCACTCCGCCGACCCCGGTCAGGAGAAGGGAATTCACGCCGCCTGCCGATTCCGCTGGATTGAAAATCAGAAACACGCCACCAGGGAGGAGTACGCTTGTCGATACCGTGCCCGATGCCGGTGTGGTTATCCCCACATTCACGTTCGCGGTCGAACTCAGATTACGCACATAGGCCACCCATACCGTTGTGATGCCGCCCGGAAAGGGTACGGAGCTCCCCGCTATCGCCGCCTGAAAATACGGATCGTAATTCGCCACCGTCGCGCCGAGCGTGGGATTCGCCATGTCGATCTGAATGATCTGCGGCGCGGGGGAAAGCAAGTTGTTCGTCCCCGTCAGTTGCGCTTGCAGAATCAATTGAATGTTTGGCGTCGGCATAAGTACCAGTACCTAACTCACGATGAGATTATAACTTGCTGACGCGGTTGTACAGCGCAAAGTTATTGTGGTTTTTGTCCACGCGGTCGCGGGACTCCGGTAAAGCACTCCACCATTGTTCGTATCCTGTCCCGTAATGGTAATCGGTATGCGCCCCAGCGAATGCTTGATCGTGAAGTCGGTGTTCGCGGTCCCCGGCGTAGTCCCCGACGCCTTCCAGCAACTCATGTTCATGTCGCCGTCTTTGTTGGACATGGTGGAACCATAGGAAATATTTTTCAGCACACGGGCATTTCGTTCGTTCCAGCGCGCAAGGTTACGCGGCACGTTTTCCGGTCCCAGGCAAGTGGACTGCGGCTTCATGCGTATTGCGTCTTTTCGACGCGCCCCTCCAGCCTTACCTTGGTAATCGAAACTGGTCCTGCCCCTGGGGCTCGGCTGATAAACAGTTGCAGGTTCTGCCCCGCCAGTTCCAGGCCAATCAGTTGTGTCAGGATGATGTTCAATGGCACGGCATTTCCGATGTTGACAATTTGTGAATTGCTGACGGACTGCCCTGCATCGTTGGTCCCAAACAGCGATACGGCGATGGTCGCCAAACCTAGATCGCGGTAGGACAGAATCACGCGGCTGATGGTTGGCGTGCGCCCCGCAATCACGTCTTCCACTTTCCAGTTATAGTAGCTGCCTACATTCTGATCGTCAAAGTTGGTTGGGTCCAGTGTGTACAAGGCCAGATTACTTGTACCCGGATATTGGGAAAGCAGCGGAAATAGCATCAGGTTTAACTGCGCGAATGTGCCTCCATTCGAGGGCGGAGGCCCGGCCGCGCCTACCAGGAATCCAATCGTATTACTCGTTGCCGGTGGCACATTCACCTGTACCTGATAGGTGTTTCCATTTGTCAATCCAGCCGGGACGGTGACGCTGATGCTCGTTGCGCTCCAACTTAGAATTGTGGCCGTGAATGTTCCAAACTTAACTGTGCTTGTGCCTTGCGTGGCTCCAAAATTGGCTCCGTTGATGTACATGGTTGAGCCGACAGTGCCCTCTGCGGGATAGATGTTACTGATCGTAGGGCTCGAGGATGTGACTGTGAAGGTGACGCCATTGCTGGACCCTGCGCCTGTTACGGTGACGATGACTGGACCTGTTGATGCTCCGGTCGGAACGTAGCAGGCAATCACGGACCCTTTGGCGTATTTCACGGTCGCTACAGTTCCGTTGAATGTCACCGATGGCATGGTCCCAAAGTTTGAACCGGAAATAATCACGGTGGCCCCCCACACTCCCGATGTGGGGTTCAGGCTGGAGATGACAGGGGCGTTTGGCATGATTTTTTATACCACGTCCGGCGCGCACACAATCGGCGGAAAGAAAAATCCTTGATCTCCATAGAGATCCCACACGGCCCAGTTCTGATCTTCCATGGAGTACACATAGTTGCGGATGAAGTTGATGAACGGGATGTAGATGTTGTACGTCAAATAGACGTAACCGTTCACATAGATGGGCAGGATTGCGGAATAGGGAATCAGAAAAGTGGACTGGCTTGCGGCTGAGGCAATGTCAGCCATAATGGCATCCCGCGCCGCTCCGCCAATCGGTTGCGCGTTGGTGATGCTCAGTGAATAGATATTGTCTTGCGCAACGAAACAGGCGTTTGGCCCGTATTGCGACACGGACCACGGGTAGACGTTCCCGATGCCATGCTTGCTCGCCCACATGTGATCGAATTCCCATGGCGCCGCGGAGCTTCCCGTGGGAGACATCTGCGTGATGCCGTTTGTGCGAAAGATGTAGCCGGCCACGCCCAGCATTGCCAGTCCTGAAATCTGGTCAGGCACGTCAAGAAATGGATTTTCCCCCGCGCTGGTGTTCTGCGTTGGATCCCATTGCAACGGCAGGCCATTGGCTGACCACCAAATCAAATTCGGGAAGTTGTAGACTGCCCCCGTGCCTTGATCCAGCACGGCAATGTTCGCCAGAATCAGTTGGTTGTTCAATTCCGCAAGGAATTTCCCGCCAATGGACATTGGTCCGGTAATGGTCGGTGCGCCAGGAAGCGCTCCGCCCACGGTTGGCGAATCGGCCAGCGAAATCCCGGCGATGGAATTTGACACGGAAGAGTCGCTATACGTCTGCTGATATACCGGTGCTGCGGTCAGGCCATTCCAATAGGCCAGAAACGGATTGATTACGGCGCCGCCCACAGGGTAGATGATGCTGGAATTGGTGTAGTAGATGGAATTGGCAAAAGCCTGGTAGGATACCGGATTGCTGCCCATGTTCCCCGGCGCTCCCACCATGCCGCTCCATGGCGCGGCCGGAAGCAGTAACGGGTTGTACTGATACATCTGATTTCCCGCCCACGTTACGGTGTGAAAAATCCCGTTGATGTCCATGAAGGACGCGATGCCCAGCATCGGCAAGGAAGTAGGGCCTTGGATCGCGGGAATAAATTGCGGGCGCGAACGCAGTTCCGCGTTGCGCAGCATGAAATTATTAAAGGAAGGAGAGGCTTTGTCGGAGATGAGTGTTTCTGGTTTTTGAACGTCTAAGCCCTGATAGGGGCCTTCATACTCGATTGCGAACGTTCCGTCGCTGTTGATCTTGATAGACACAATTTAGTGTACCGATACCTGTAACGTCCCTGAAGCGATTGTGTTCAGGACCAACCCTTGCACGGGCTCCGCTTTCATATACGTCAACGTGCCGCTGAATGCTGGCGAGGCTGGGTTCCACACAAGATTACCGTTTGTGTCGGTGACAAGCAGTGATCCCGCCACTCCTCCATCCCAAAGCATTTGCTGCACAAAAATCTGCCCGACCCACGCCACTGTGTACACGTTGCCCACGGCGCCTAGGTTGGCCAACTGCGACCGCCAGTCCTCGATGCGCACAAGGAATTGGTTCGCGGTCGCGGTCAATCCTTCTACGCGATAAAGCCCATTCCAAGATGTCCCTGTGCCCTGCACGGAAATGTAGAGGTTCGCAGCGAGTCCAGCCAGCGCACCTGAGAGTTGCACGATGGCAGACCGTACACCGACGCGCGTAATACTGGTAATCGCAGCGGTAGCCGCTTGGTCGGTGCTCGTGAAACTCCACGGTGTTGAAACTACGTTCGCCACTAGTAAACTCCTGAAGTCGCCGGCAAAGTCGCAATCTGCGTGCGCGGGTCAACCGGATGGATAAGTTTGGGATCCGGCACAAATTCCTGCCTGTCCTTCGATGCCTCGATTGCCCAGTTATATTCCAGTGCCCCGTTGATCGAAACGTCCTTGCAGGTGTCCGCGCAGACAAGAAGGCCGTTATCCCACTCCATCAAAGAGATCGGCATCTTGCGGTTACACCGCATGCAGGTGTAATACGTCCAGTCCATGAACCCCCGCCAGATCATGCCTTACCTCCCGTCGCGCCCTTTTCTGCTCCGTCCGTTTTTTTTTCAACGGCAGGAGGCGGAGGAGCGTCCGCCCCATCAGAGGGTGGCGCTGCGGAAACAGCAGGGGGTTTGGGGGTGACAATCAATTCGTAGGTGTCCACGCCAGTGCGGCGGCGAGCGTGGAGGTCGGAGAAATTAATCGCGTCTTGTTCGCTCCGGAATGTTCCCGCAGTCCCGCAGGAGCATGTCAGGTGCCATGGCCTCAAGGCATCGGGAACTTCCATCAGCCGCGCTGTGTGCTTCACCGATCATCTCCTTAGAGTAGCGCGTACACATTGTACAGCAGGTACAGGTTCACTGTGCCATTGCCGACCGTAAGTTGCGGTGTCGTCCCGCCTAATTTCAGTTCGAGCCCAAGGTTCGCGCTGTTGGAGAGGGCAGTTACCGGACCAGTGACCGCCGCGCTGTTTTGCGCAGCCGTGTTTGCGGTCTGATCCACCAGGCCGGTTGGAGACATCGTAATAAGCGCCGTTGATTTCCCTGTGTATTCCACCTGGAACACAGGGCTGGTGCCGCTGATCGTGTACGCCGTGGTGTTGTACAGATATTCCAGCATCAGCGTGGTCGGAACGTACAGGAAGCCTCTCGGTGGTACCAGGTTTCCCAATCCGGTCGTGACCGGCGCGGATACAAGCTGCACTGCCGTGGTATTCAGCGCAAGCAATTGCGCGCTCGTCAATTGGTAGACTACGCCGCAATCTGACGCGATTGCCATCATCGCGCAACCGTTGGGCAATGAAGAAAACTGGAACTGCTCCCAGTACTGGTTTAGCGCTTCCGGAGATACGCCCAGCGAAAGATTCTGAAATGGTAGATTCGGCATTTAGGGCTCCTAGCCTAATGGGGGAGCGTTTCCCGTGCTCCCCCGAATCTGAGTCGTACCGCCGTTTTTACGGCCCGTAGGAGAAGAAAGTTCCGCGCCAGGTGAGCGGCACAACCGAGAATCGCTGTGTTGACTTGAACAGCAGCACCTCGGTCTTGAAGTCGTCGTCCGTCGAAGCCATCAGCGGTTCGCGGTCGTAGAAGTTGAGTTGGTGCCCTTCCTTGTCGGCAATCAATCCCCACCCGTTCGGGCTGGTCAGGTAGTTCAATTCCAGTCCTTGCAGGTTTTCCGCCAGAACCCAGTTCATCTCGTTATTGCTCGAACCGGGGACCCCGGGGGAACCGAGTAGTTCGCGGACGTTCCGGCGTTGCTGGACCGTGTGGATAAGCCACTTTGGCTTCACATGGGAGGGGATGCCGCGGTCATCCGGCTGCAAGGCAAACATGGTGATTGCCTGTTGCAGCGAAGTCATCGTCAGGTCCGTATCGGGGTTGGGCCGGTTCGGATAATTTCCTGCCGTGTTGATGATCGTGGAAATGTTCGGGGCAATGGTCGTCGCGGTGACGCCGCCCATCAAGGGTTGGTTGATGTTGAACAGCGTCACGCCGTTGGTCGTGGTGATCGAAGTCCCGCCAAGATTGAAGAGGGAAGCTGCCACGGCCTCGCGGCCAAACAGAGCGGACTTCGCGTGCGCCTTCGGCACGTTGCGGATCAAGCCGTATTTGTCGTCAGCGACCAACTGGCGAGAGGCTTCCGTCAGCAAGCCGTACTGAATGTGGACGGCTTTCTTCGTGCCGCCCTGGATGATGCCGTCCGCCTGCGGCGCGGAACCTTCCGTCATGATCGGCATCGGCCCGGTGCCAGAGAGTTCGTACAGGATTTCGTACGCATCCTCGCTGGTCATCTCGTTCAGGTAATACGTGTACTGCGGCGCATGTTCCTGCAGATCGGTGGCCTGCCAGAAAATGTGCCGCAGACCAGGTGCCAGAAGTGGCGGAAACATGTTCCGCGACATGTAGTTATTCATCGCTCAGTTCTCCTGAACTTCAGACTGCCAAACTCACTACGCGAAGATGCCAACGTCGGTGTAGATGAACGTGAACAGCACGTGTCCCCCTACTGTGCCCACGGGGTCCAGCGGGTCCAAACCGACAATCGTCAGTACCGCGCTCGCGCCCGTCTTGCCCGCATCCGCGTACCAGAAGTTGTTTCCGGTGTCCTTGGTCATGCCGATCTGCGTGCCAACCAACTGGTTCGTTGTGGCAGTCGGGTTGTTTGTGGTCCCATACTTCGCCTTGAATACCGTGGTGGGGCTGGCGATGTAGAAGTAGCTGTAGCCGTCTGTCATCGGCACCATCGGAGGCGCGATTACCGCCAGGGATTGCGTCGAGTTTGCGGCAAAGCTGCCGATGGTGGAACCTACGCCCAGGATCGGAGAGAAGCCTACGGGCGCGCCGGCGCCGGTCGTGCCAAGGTTCTGCGCGTTCTGGCAAGCGATCCCTGCGATCAGTCCGCCCGCGCCGACTGTGGCGTTCCAGATTTGCACGCCGCCGTCAGTGCCGTTAATCATCACGGGCATGCCGTACAGGAACGTCTGCCCGGACTCTTCGATGATGCCCTTGATCGGAAAAGAGATTGCTCCGCCGAGGTCCAGGGCGGGTTCGATTGCGTCTGCGAAGTTTCCGGCCATGTCTTATGCTCCTTGTTGCGCGCCTTGCGCGAGTACAGCGTTTCCGCCTGGGACTGCCTTGCGCCGCTCGTTTGTAATGGCTTCCGGGTCCATCATCTCGGTCGGGAAACCATCGAGACGGAAATTGTTCGAAGTCATGGGTTGCCCGTTCTTGTCAAACGGCTGCGGATAGGACAACTGGTAAGCGGCAAGTAGTTGCGCCTTCCGGCCTTCGCGCCACTTCCGCATGGGCAGCTTCATCAGCCGCCTGTCACCAGAGCGAATTTCGTTGGAGAAGCCCTTGCCGTCCTTCGACTTTACTTTGTCGTTCCGGCCAACAACCGTGTCCTCGCTGCACATCT